TCTCGGCCAGTTCGTCCAGCATCTCAACCAGTAGTGCTTCGACCTCCAGTAATTCGTCCAGTGCCAGCAGTTCGTCTAGCGGAAGCAGCAGTTCGTCTTCCGAGTCGAGCAGCAGCCTCTCTAGTTAGGAGCTATTTCGATGACCAGTGTCAATACACTCACCGGACGCAACGGGAAGTTTCAGGTCGGCGACTCCTTGGTCGCCAGAACCACTCAGTGGAGCGTGGCCCGGTCGCTCGCCAACACGAGCGAATGGGGCGATTCGGATTCCGGTGGATATACCAACCGGGCTCCGGGCCGGCGGGATTGCACGTTCGACTCCGAGGGCAAGTACGACACCGAGGACGAGGTTTGGGATCTGTTCCAGCCCGAGGACTATGCCGACGCAACCCTCTGGTTGAACAACACCAGCCTGTACTGGCAGTTCCCGCGAGCCCTCTGCATGGATTTCAACCTGACGGTCAACATCGACACGGAAGAGGTGATCGGATGGACCTCCTCGTGGGGCTCGGATGGCATCTTCTATCGGCCGGGGCAGGACAGTGCTCCGGAGAAGACCCTGCCGTCGTAATTGAAAGGCTTCTATGATGAAACAGACTGACAGACTGATCCACTCGTTGAAGAGGCTTGAGAAAGCCGTCGACGGCCTTCTCAGCCTGAAGTACGTTGGACAGCCACGCGACGACCATGGTCGTTTCGCTTCGGGAGGCGGGGGTGCCGGAGGCAGCATGGCCCCTGACACTGGAGGGAGCTTCGGTGGAGGTTCCGGTGGGGGCAGTTCTGGATCAGGATCGGGAGCGAGTCAGGGGTCTGGAAAGCACAATGTTCAGCTTCCAAAGAATCCGAAGAAGCTGAACATAGACACGGCTGCAGAAGCTCTGGCCCAGATGGGTTTCGAGTTGAAGCCGTTGGGCTTTGACATGAATGCGATGGAGGCCCAATACCAGATAACCGACCGTAACGGAAACGCCAACACGATGGGGTCTACAGCAATGCGTGAGATGATCTACAACGCGAGGAGTTGAATCAGACGGCTTTTTGCAACGGGAGCTTGATCTGGTGGAATTCAATGAAGTATTTGAGGTGACCAAAATCGAACACCATTGGCTCGACACGTGTCCATGCGATGCGTGTCGAGCCGAGCGTGACCGCCGAGAACAGTCTCTTCGGGCGATACCACCGAACGTAGCTTATGCGTTCGGACTCATCCCCTCCCGGTGCCCAACAGGTTCTCTGGCGAGAGAGTTGTCGAGTGAACGAGAAGAACATTCTGAACAAGGGGAACCCTCCGATGAGTGACGATGCTGCAAGGGCTCTGGGAGCCGCTGGCGGAAAGACGGTGATGATCGCTGGTAAGGAGTGCCGGGTCCGTCCGCTGGGAATCCGTGAACTGACCGAGGCCGAACGGGAGTGCCTGTCCTGCTACCGGCGGAGCTACGTCAAGACGTTCGCCGAGACTGCCGACCTTGTGCCCGACGGTCGCGACCGGGTGATCCAGGCTCAGCAGGAGGCGGCCCGGTGGGACGTAGACGACCTGCCGTCGAAGAAGGCTTTCGACCGGGACTCGATCCGGGTGACGGCCGAGCTGAAGGACTGGCTGAAGGATCATCTCAAACTGGACGAGGAGCTGGAGGACGAACGGGCTGCAAGGCTGGCAGTCGGGCTCTTGGACCAGGAGACGGTCAAACCAGCCGACATCGAGAAGCTGGCCGGCCAGAAGCCCCGCCAGATGCAGATACCCTATGTCAACTGGTGGATCACCGGCTGCTTCGATGGGATGGTTACGTTCACCTGGCTGTGCTTCCGCCCGTCCGGCGTGACGAAGGAAGAGGTCGCCGAGGCGATGAGTGCCAACCCTGCGATGCTGATGGAGCTGAGCCAGGAGATCGAGAAGCTCAGCACGCCCGAAGTGGGAAATGGATAGGGCTCGCCTCCACCAAACAGGATGGCGAGCCCGAAGAGCCACAGGCGGCCGGGCTGCTTTACGGGATCGGTCCGAGGGAGTTCCGGCTGCTGATCGACGATCCCTGGGAGGGCGGTCGCGGCCACTCACTTCAAGAGGTGGGTGACTGGACTCTGGACCAAGTGCTATTTGCTCTTGCCGACAGGAAGCTGTTCGCCATGCGTGGACGGAGACGGAACATCGAACCCGGAGCGGTCAGGCTGGACGAGAACGGCATGGCCGCCGGTCGAGCGGCTGACGGAACCGAACTCAAGCTGCGGTTCCGGGGCAAGAGCAAGGCCCGTGAGTTGATCGAGAAGCAGCAGGAAGAACAGCGGAAGGCCAAGGCAAAGAAGCGGCGGGGAAAGGAGAGCAGCCGTGGGACTTGAGATGGGGAAAGCCTGGATCAGGATTAGGGGCGATTCTTCCGGACTGCAAGGTGACATGGGGCAGGCTCGAGGAGTGGTGGAGAAGTCTCTGGGGGCATTTTCTGCCATGGCTATTGCGAAGATCGGTGGGGTTGTGGGGGTCTTGTACTCGTTGAAGAAGGCCATCTGGTCGGCAGGGGGATTCGAGCAGACTAACATCGCATTCGGAACGATGATCGGGTCGGCTACAGAGACGAAGAAAACCCTGGAAGACCTGACCACCTTCGCGGCCGAGACCCCCTTCGAGATGCCCGAGATCGAGCAGGCTGCTAAGGGTTTGATTCAGTTCGGTGAGCGGGGTGATGGCATGATGAAAACCCTGAAGATGTTGGGTGATGCAGCATCAGGCACGTCTACCCCATTCGGTTTTCTCGCCCTGGTGTTCAATCAGATTCGCGGTGTGGGCAAGCTGTTGACCCAGGACTTCCGCCAGTTGTCCACCCGTGGCATCTTGTCCCTTCAGGACATAGCCGATTATTACGGGGTCGCCACCGATGCCGCCCAGGAGATGCTTTCCAAAGGCAAGATTTCGTTCGAGGATGTGAAGGGTATCTTTGGGATGTTGACCTCCGAGGGTGGTCGCTTTGCAAACATGATGAAGAAGCAGTCCCAGTCGTTCTTGGGCCTCTGGTCGACCCTGACGGATGCCATAGGAATCACTACCAGGGAGATTGGCACTATTTTCCTGCCAGCAGCGAAGGCTGTTGTAAAAGTCTTAATCCAGACTAGTGAGATGGCACGACAGACTGCTGTTGCTGTCAGGTATTTTACATCATGGCTGGGATCTGTCGTCGCGGTGTCCCAGGCCGCTGATGAAAGCTTTAAGAAACTCAACAACACCCTCAGTTCTACCGAGACCCGTTTGGCACTCATTCAGAAAGAGATCGATATTCTAACAATGAAAGAAGAAGCGGGTTCGAGGCTAACCGACGTTGAAAAGGAAAGGCTTGCAACGCTCAAGGAAAGCAGCAAGAAGTTGGAGGAGCAAAGAGCTATCTTGAAAGGCATGGAGAAAGAGAGGGCGGCTCGTGAAAACGATGAAGGTCCTGGAATGCTCACGAAGCTTGACAACTGGATTGCCTCACTATTTGGAGCAGAATACCTCGAAGAACAGATGCGGGAGAAGCGGCAGAAAGATGAGCTTGAAAATGCCAAGAACATGAGAGAAGACAGGCTCGAACAACTCAGGAAGTATTACGAGAATGCAAGGGAGATTCACAGACAGTCCCTTGCTGCGGAAGCAGCAGCCGAAAAGGCCCACATCGATGCCTACCTGAAAGCTTTAGAGGCAGCAAACAGCCTGAACATCAACCAAAGCCGTGCGTTGGAATCAAAGGCTGGTCTTTCAGTTGCAGGATCATCCTTTCAGATAGAGGACATCGACAAGCTCAACGCTCTTATGAGTCAGTTGAAGCCGACCGCTGCCGAGGTGGCCGAGCAGTTTGAGGCCACGGAGAAGTGGTTGGACAAGATGGTGAAGGCTGGAATTGTATCAGCAGTGGAGCAGACCAGGATTCTGAAGGCAGAGTGGGGGCGGCTTCACCCCGAGCAAGTCAAAACCGCAGAAGGTTTGAAGGAGATCAGACAGCGTCTCGTAGACGCTTACAACGACACGGATGGCATAACGAAGCAGGTCAGAGAGTGGGCCGAGGCCACCGGGGCTACAGCCACCCAGGTCCGTAAGTACGAGGATTCACTACGCCGCATCAAGGGTATAGAAGAGTCAAGGGAGAAGGCCAGGAGGGAGCAGGAGCGGATCAAGGAGGCTACCGAGGGTGCCCAGAAGAGCATGCAGGATTTGAGGCGTGAAATCCTCATGATGCAAAAGGGCTTCTCCGACATCGAGAAGCAGGCCCTTCAGTGGGCGAGAAGCTTCGGGCTCGGTCAGGATGAGACCAAGCGGCTGTTCGAGGAGCGGAAGAAG